TCAGACCCTTCATGCCTACCTCCTCCACGGGCTCGCTGCCGTGCCCTCGCTCGACTTCAGGTACCCCGCCGGCTCGAACCCTTCGGCCAGCATCGCCTCGGCCCACAGGCTGCGCGGCTGCTCGCCCGCCTCCTCGGACCCAATCATCTCGTCCGTGCCCAACCACCGGGCCATCTCCTCGCGCTCCGCCCAGATGCGGAGTTCGTTGAGCGCCTTGGTGTTCGTCACGCTCGGCATCAGGAGCACCGTGGCCATGCGCGTCCCGACACCCTCGGCGTGCAGTTCCCACAGCCGGCGGTTCAGGCGCCGGGGCCACACCTTCGCGTGGAGCCAGCGCCCCGCCAACGTGAAGTAGGCGCCCTTGGTGGCGGCGTCCGGCCGGCTCAGGCGCTCGAGGTCGCCGTTGCTGCTGTGCGGCAGCTGGAGCCGCCCGCCCGTCGCCGTCTCCTGGTCCTTGAAGCCCGAGTCCCGCAGCTTGCCGCGCCACTCGCGTTGCAGTGCGGCGAACTCGGGGGTCTCCCAGAAGCGAGCCTTGGGGGCAGCGTGCGGTTTCATGTTGTAGCTCCGTACGCCCGACCCTCGGATTTGAGCAGGTCTCGTATGGCGGCTGCCACGCGCCGAACTTCCGCCTCCTCGGCCTCACACACGAGCTGTAAACCTCCGAAGCCCTGCCAACCGTAGGACCAGAAGGCGTATCGTGCGCCAGTGTCCTCGTTACCAAGACAGATACGCCCGAACCCACGCACACCCGGCTGGTGTAGTAGCACCTCGGGGTCCCCGTCGGCGTCGTACACAACCCAACACTTGACTTTGGTGCCAACGCAGTCGCGCTCAATCAGCTCTACCAGCGAACGCCTCCAGCCCACGGCCCGCCTACTTTCCGTCCCGCTGGAAGGTCCGGGGCCGCATGCCGGTCGGCGTCGCGGGCACGGGGCGCACGTGCGTGCCCCACTCCGGGTGTTCCCGGTCGTACCAGCAGCCGATGCAGATGGCCTCGGCCGCGTTCACGTTGTTACCCTGCAGCGCCAGTCCGAACCGCTCGTTGACGTATGCGATGGCGAGCGCCTTGGCTCGGGGCCGGCCGCCGCCCTTGGCGATGCGCGTGCCGTCCCGCAGCTCCACCACCGTGCGCCACGTCGTGGTCGTGACGTCCACCCGGGTGTCCTCCTCCATGGCGTTCAGGTCGATTAGCAGGCCCTCCACGGAGCCGATGCCGATGCCGAGCTTGCGCGCGACGCCCATGCCGCCGAACGCGTCCTGCTCCGCCACGAGCACCACCCGTTCCCCCGGGCGACACACCGCGTTCACCTGGTCGCCCAGCCAGCGCTGGGTCGCCACGTTCAGCAGCGGCGCGTCGCGATAGGCGTGCACGAATGACCCACCAGGTTCGGGCCGGGTCAGCACGGCGATGCCCGCGTTCCCGCTGTAGGCGCCGTCGAGCGCCACGATGGCCGCGACGGGCTTGCCCCGCACTCGGTAGGCGGGGCTCGTGCCGTCGGCGGTAGGTAGCTTGGGGGAGTTCTTGCTGCTCATCTTGCTGTGCGTTCCGTTCGTACGCGGGTCCAGTAGACCCGCACCAGGCTGAGGTGCAGCAGCTCCACGTTACGAATGAACGCTGCCGCACGGTACTCCAACGCCGCCTCCCGCCAGTTCAGTCGCAGGGCCAGGTAGGAGCCGAGCACGCGCCCAAGGTTCGTCAGTACGTCACGCATGCCCGGCCCTTCCCCTCGTCGCCCTAGTTCAGCTCGCCACTGGTGGGCGGCGCTTCGCCACCGTCGACGCCGAGCGAGCGCAGGAACTTGTCGAACGCGTCCGCGCCTTCGGTCACGATTTCCTTGGGGGCCTCCGCGACAGGCTCGATGGTCGAGGGCTCGCACACGGTCCAGACGGGCATGGATAGCAGCCATGGGGTCAGGCACGCGCCCGTGACCTGCACTCCCAGCAGCTGTGCACCCAGCTCCAGCTCCTGGTCCGAGGGGGGTGTGTTGAAGCCGCGACCGCGGGCGACGCGTTCGGTCACGAACCGTACGCGCCCATCGTGTTCGAGGAAGCAGTAGCCCGTCTCGTCCGCGTCCTCGGTCCACATCACCAGACCGGCCTTCAGCGGCGACACCATCAGCAGCGTGATGGCCTCCGCGAACGTCATTGGCTTGCCCGGGTTGAGGGCCTTGCCCCGCACCAGCTTGCCCATCTTCGACCGCACCACATTACTCGCTCGTTCTGCGTTGTTCATCGATTGCTCACTCCTCGTCGTCAGTAGGTTCCAACGTAGCGGTGGACGCTTCCAACAGACGTCCACCCTCACCCCGTCTATATCTCATTCTTGAGCCAACCTGTCCAGACTTATTTTTCGTAACCTCAACAATCAGGGTGCGGTCCTTGCCGCGCCCGAGTCCGAAGACTATGTCCGCGCACTCCGTGATGGCGCGCGCACCCTTCACCCGGTTCAGGGCGGGAATGCCCGCATCATCCACCCCTGGCGGGGTCGCGTTGATTTGGCTCGTCACGAAGGCCACGAAGCCGTGCGCGCGGGCCCGACTGCGGATGCCCTTGATGGCGTGCGTGAGCTGCTCGACGTCCATGCCCATGCACTGGATGTAGTCCACCGCGACGGCCACGGGCTTGGGCGACATACCCACTCGGGGCTTTCCGCCCAGCTCATCGAGCGCCCGCAGCACGTCCCCCGGCTCGGGGAACGCCACCTGCAGTTGCTCGTGCGCGTAGCCCGCGGCGTCCATCCGCCGGCCCAGCTCCAGCTCGACGTCCTCCAGGCTGAGCATCACTGCGGGGCCCGACTCGGCCACCCCGCGGAGCAGCTCCAGGCTGAACATCGTCTTGCCGACGTTCGTGTCGGCCATCACGACCACCACGCTGCCCGGGGCGACACCCGCCCCGAGCGCGCGCTCGACCCACGGCACGCCCCACCGGCACTCCTGCGAGACCGGGTCGGCTCGCCAGGTGCGCCAGCGGCGCGCGAGTTCGGTGCTGGGTACGGTCGTCAGCACGCCGGACTACTCCTCGTCCGCCTCGTCGAACACCGCTGGGCTCACCTTCGCCAGGGCCCGGTCGAACGCGGGGTCCAGCCCGACGCACTCGTGAAGTGTGTCACAGTCCTTTGCCTCGAACGCCTCGATGACTTGCGTGTAGAAGTTCTGCCGCTTGCCGCGCGTCATGCGCGGACGCGCCGCGTCGATGATGCTCGCCATCAGGTCACTGCCGCTTGCCCAACCCATCGCCTACCTCCCGGAGCCTGCCAAGGCTCAATGCATCCAACGTACTCGATTGCTCGGAAACGTAATCCACGCGCCGGCTTCGTGGCGCTTGCCGTCGATGGTGCACACCTCGCGGAGGCGCACGCGTACGGTTTCGCCATTGATGTCCTCGGTGTACCCGTCAGCTGCGACCCCCACAACCTTTCCGTCGTGGCGACGAAACCCCACGAGGTGGCACGGGTAGCAACCCTGAGCTTCCAAGTCGACGCCGTCAGCGACCATGCGCACCACCCTCCAGCCCCTGCACTCTAACCATTCACGGGCATGTAGTCAACCCATGGGATGCGCTTTGTGATACGATTTCTGCATGGAGCCCCTATCGTTCGGTAGCGCTACCGAACATAGCTTCTACGAGTAGCTACTATGTTCATGCCCGTCTACCGAACTAAGAGCGTCTTCCGTTCGGTAGCGCTACCGAACGGAGGAAGAGCTTCTCTTCCGTTCTTACGCGCGTAGCATAGCTCGTGCCACCACAACGTTGGGGCTCGGTCGTTCGGGCGACATGGAGACAAACAAAGAGTGGCGCCGACGAACGAACATGCTTGTGAAGTACGGTATAACTGCCGAGGAATACTGCACAATGCTGGAGGCGCAGGGTGGGTGTTGTGCCATTTGCAAAGCTCCAAAGGGGAACAAGTTGTGCGTCGACCACGACCACCGCACGGGAAAGGTGCGCGGCCTGCTGTGCAGCAACTGCAACGCCGGACTCGGAATGTTCAAAGATAGTGAGGACCTACTGCAGTCCGCGAAGGGTTATTTGAACAATCGTACCGTGTGAAGGTTGACACGGGCCCAAGAATGGTTAGACTGCAGTTCAACCCCGACACACCGCACGTTAGTTCGGTGGGGTCGGCTCGGCCCGGGACGATTCGGTCGGCTCCGGGACATGGGCGGGACGCAACGAGAGGCGCGTCATGAGGCATCGTGAGGTGCTTCCCGGGGTGGCTGGTCGGGCATGCCGGCCACCCCGCGCTGGACCTACTCACTGGGTAGGTGTCGAACTTAGGTAGGCGACTTTCGGGTTGGGTGCGGACGGAGGTGTGGATGGGCTACGCGTTTGCGTTGGTGGTGCTGGCGGGATACCTGCTGGTGCTGAAGTACCTCGGGGGCAGGCCGTGAGTCGACTCCGCGTGGAGTACTGGTTCGACCCGGCCTACTTCAGCGTAGGCGTGTTCGTGAACACGGATTCGGAGTTCCTGGGCGGCGACGTCGTGGCCATCGGGTTCGACCTTGGACCGTTCGGGTTGTGCCTCGTGCTGGGTGGCAAGGCGTGAGCGGCATCAACCCACCGGCCGAGTGGAACGTCGTGTCCGCCGGCTCGTACGAGGAGTGGCTCGCCGCGCGCGAGCGGTACCTCACCGCGTCGGACGTGAGCGCGGTCCTGGGCGTGAATCCGTACAAATCGCGGGCGAGGGTCGTGGCGGCCAAGCGCGAGGCCCTGGCGGGTGCGGCGGTCGAGCGCCGCGCGTTCTCGGCCATGGAGGCCGGGCAGTTCTGCGAGGAGGGCGTCGTCAGGTGGTTCATCCACGACCGCGCCAAGGAAGCCCTGAGCATCGGCGAGGACGCGCCGGTCGGCGGCGTGATGCGCAACGCGTTCGGCACGAGCGTCCTGGTGGCGCACCCGGACCCGGCGATTCGGTTGGCCGCGTCCCCCGACGCGCTGGTCGTGTACGGCGACGGCATGCGACACCTGGTCGAGGTCAAGCTGCTGGGGCCGGGCTCGCATGACGGTGAAGTGCCGGGCAGCTGGCAGAAGTGGACCCACCCTTCCCGTTCCCGTGCGTGGGCGGCCATGGGTCGGGAGCCGGCCCTGGGGTGCCCCGTTCCGCACTACACCCAGCTCCAGGTGCAGCTCCTGTGCACGGGCGAGCGGTTCGGCTGGGTCGTGGGCGCGTGCGGCACCAAGCGCACGGACCACGCGTTCGCGCGCGACGAGGCGCTGCACGAGCACATCATCAAGGCAACCAACGAGTTCTGGGCAGAGGTGGAGGCGTAGGGACATGGAGTCAAAGGGTATGACGTTCCAACAGAAGTTGCTGGCGCTGTACGAGCGGTTCGCGTACGTGCAGAAGACGGGCAAGAACGAGCACTTCCGGTATCGATTCATGCAGGAGTCGGTCATGAAGCGCAAGCTCAACGAGGCGTGCCGCGAGCTGGGCCTCGTCATCGGGGAGACCAAGGTCGACCCCATCGGGGAGTGCACGGGCAAGGCTGCGGTGGTGAAGTTCACCATGGTGTTGGCCGACGCCGCCGAGCCGGCCCCCGGCGCGACGGTTCCCTGTGTCAAGCTCGAGGGCATCGGCGGCGGCATGGACACGGGCGACAAGGCCCCGATGAAGGCGGTGGTGTCCGCCATGAAGTACGCTATCGCCAACGGCCTCATGGTCGAGACGGGCGACGACCCCGAGGAGGATGCGAGCACGGACGCGGCGGCCATCGAAGCGGTGCGAGCGCGCATCGCGAACGCTCCGGACCGCGCGGCCCTAGAGTTCGTCAAGGTCGACCTCGCGGCCCTCAAGGGGTGCGACGCGCACGAGGAGCTGAAGGCGGCGTTCAAGGCGCGCGCCAAGGAACTGAGCGCATAGGGCGTTCGGGTAGGGTACGAGCAGGAGGAACGGAGCTATGGGACGTGGAAACAGCAGGCCGGTCGAGCGCATCAAGCTGAAGCGCAAGGACGGCAAGCCGGGCGTGGCGACCAACCGCGACGGCAGCACGTACGAGGCACAGCAGGTCGAGTTCGCGACCGTGTGGGACAACGGGAAGGGCAAGTCGGCGACGTTGGCCCCGGGCTTCGCCATCACGTACAACGGCAAGTCGATTCCCGACAGCTTCATCAACATCTTCTCGGCGGACAAGGGCGGCTCGAGCCGCAAGGACGCGGACGAGGACGACGACTTCTAGGCCAGGCTGACGGGCGCGAGCCTGGGGTGCGTTGGGTGTCGCATCCTGGACTCCTCCCCCGTCATGCCAACCGGTCGGTGGCGCCGATAAGCCACCCAGAGGTGCAGGGTCGTTTGTGCGGCCTTGGGCACCCCGGCAGGTGGAAAGCCTGCTTTCTTCAACGTTGCGGTCCGTCGCCACTTCAAAGCCCGACGCCTACCTGCGCACAACGCAACGTAGGGCTGCTACCCGGAAAACGAGATACTCACGGGTAGGTTCGTAGGCTGGCGAGCGGTATAGGCGGTGGTGGAGGCGGGCCGGAGCGTTGACGGAGGAGGGTGCGGTGGCGAAGGCGTTCAAGGTTGGTGACCGGGTCGAGTCGTTGGACGGCGAACACGGGTGCGTGTTCAAGGGTTGGCCCTGGGGTGTGGTGGTGCGTATTCGCGGCGACGAGTACGATGTGCAGTTCGGGGATGACCCGGCCGCATACCTGTACCACCACAGGCACGAGCTGCGGCCGGACACGCGAGGGACGACGGAGCCGACGCGGCGGACCACCCTGCCCGTCGACTCGGCGGAGCGTAAGCGGGTGCCGCTCTACCGCGGGCCCGTGCGGTACTTCCCGGCGGCGTTGGCCGGCGTCGCGCGGGTGTGTGAGGCGGGCAACCGCAAGCACAACCCCGACGCCACGGAGCTGACCCACGACCGCGCCAAGTCGACTGACCAGGAGGACTGCATCCTGCGCCACCTGGTGGACCTGTCCGAGGACTACGGCCAGGGTGTGGGCCGGGACGAGGCGGGCATCCCGCAGGTCGACTACATCGCGTGGCGCGCGCTGGCGTTGGCGCAGGCGTGGCACGAGGAGCACGACGGCGCCCCGGTCGCACCGGCCGCCATCAACGCAGGGGGTAGCAAGTGAAGCTGTCGAACGAGGAGGTGGCGGCGCTGGCCGACGCGCTGGTCAAGAAGGCGGACGCGTGCCTGACGACTGCGGTGGACGCCCGAACCGTGGCGGAGAAGATAGCTCGAACGCAGGCGGCGCTGACGCTGCTGCAGCGGTCCGAGGCCGTGCGCGCGTCGGGTGGCGCATGACCCGCTTCACGCACTTTTACAGCGACCCGCACTACGGGCACGCGAACATCATCAAGCACGCGTCGCGCCCGTTCGGGGACGTGGCGGAAATGAACCGGGAGCTGGAGCGGCGCTACCGCGAGGTGGTGGGTCCGGACGACCACGTGCTGTGGTGCGGCGACTGCTTCTGGACCGGGTACGACGGCCGCGCGCTGCTGGCCCGCCTGCCGGGTCGCAAGTCGCTCTGCATCGGCAACCACGACGGGACGGCCACCAAGATGATGTCGGCCGGGTTCGAGATGGTGACGCAGCGGCTCTACTTCGACCTCGGGCCGCACCAGGTGTTGGCCAACCACTTCCCGCCCCTCGAGGCGTACTACGAGGGCCGCCCGTATGACGGGATGTTCCGCACGCGTCAGCCCAGCCGGACCGACGCCGACTACATCATCCACGGGCACACCCACGAACGGCTGCGCATCAACGGCAACCGCATCCACGTCGGGGTCGACGCGTGGGACTACGCGCCGGTTTCCGAGGCCGAACTGCTGGAGCTGATGACGCCATGAAGGCCCCCTCCGTGTTGGTCGACACCCCGGCGAAGCTGGCGGAGCTGCGCGGGCGGCTCCTGCGGCTGCGGGACGCGGGCTGGGTCGAGCCGGTCGGCTTCGACGTCGAGTCGTTCGGGCCGGAGTTCGAGCACGGCGGCAAGCGCAAGCCGGACTTCACCCGCCACCGCCTGGCCGGCTACAGCATCTCGTTCGTGGACGGCGCCCGATACTACGTGCCGCTGCGCCACCCCGAGCAGGACACGGGCCCGGGCCCCGCGCCGGCCTACGACGCGCCGGACCTGCGGGAGCGGTACGTCGCGCTGCCGGGCGCGTGGCGCCTGCTGAAGTTCCTAGAGCTGGCGGACCCCGTCGTCTGGGGGCACAACCTCAAGACGGAAATAGCGGTGGTGGCCAACGAGGGCTTCACCATCCGGTGCCGGCTGCGCGACTCCGAACTCGCCGCGTGGATGGCGGGCATGGAGCTGGACGGTGCGGGCGGCCTCAAGCTCAAGCCGCTGTCCCGGGAGTACTTAGGGCACGTCGGCCCGGACTTCGCGGAGGTGTCGCGCGGACGCCAGAGCAACGAGATTCCCGCCGCCGAACTGGCGCCGTACGCCGCCGACGACCCGTGGCTGGCGCTGCGGCTTGGCGAACTGGCCTACGCGCGCATCGTCGAGTTGGACTCGGTCGCGCACTTTGAACTGGAAATGCGCTGCATCAAGGTGACCGAGCACATGGAGCGCACCGGGGTCGCCGTCGACCGGGCGTACCTGCTGAGCGAGGCTGACCGCTGCGAGGCCGAGGCCCTGATGGTGGCGCAGGCGTTCGAGCGGCTGACGCGCTGCCCGGTCCAGGTGCCGGTCAAGGTGAAGCGCCCCAAGCCATGCCCGCACTGCTCGTCGGCCATGAACCCGCCGAGCGTGTCCTGCACGGCGGACGGGCGGAAAGTGTGCGTGGGTGGCATCCTGCATCACCGCAACGGTAAGCCGGTGCTGCACACCGTCGAGGAGCTGGGCTGGGCGGAGCGCGGCGCGCGCATCGGTAGCGATGCCGACGTGTCCCGGTGGCTCTACCGCGAGCTGGGTTGGTGGCCGGCCGAGGGTGTGCCGGAAGTGGAGTATGGGCCCAGCGTCAAGGAAGACTTCATCCGACCGTTCGCGGGCATGCCCGGGCGGGCGGGCGAGGCCGCTCGGCTACGCCTGCGGTACCAGGCCCTGCGCAAGTACGTGACGACCTACACCCGCGGGCTGGTGGCGCTGGCCGACCAGGCGGGCGACGGTAGGCTGCACACGAGCTACAAACAGGACGGCACGGACACCACACGCTACTCCAGCAGCATGCCCAACCAGTCGAACCTGCCGCGCAGCAAGCGCCAGGACTTGCCCTGGATGAAGGACCTGCCGGACATCCGCAAGGCGTTCGTGCCGACCCCGGGCTGGGTGGTGGTCATCTTCGACTTCAGCCAAATCGAAATGCGCATCATGGCGCACTACAGCCGTGACCCCAACCTTTCCGCCTGCTACTCGGGGACGAGTCCGGTGGACGTGCACGAGCGCACGCGTCTCGGCATGGAGGTGCGCAGCGGCTCGGGCATGAAGGTGCAGCGCGGCGACGCGAAAATCACCAACTTCTCGACCATCTACGACATCAGCCCGAACGCGCTGGCGCGCAAGCTCAGCCTCGGCACCAACGACTGGGAGACCTACACCCCCGACGTTGCGGCTGGGTTCATCGAGGGCTTCTTCGACGCGTACCCCAAGGTGCGCCGGTACCACGAAAGGTCCGTGGCCTATGCGCAAGAGCACGGCTACGCCACCTGTCTGACGGGCTTCAAGCGGCCCATCACTGGGTGGAATGAGCGACGTAAGGACCCCAAGTCCGGACGCAGCTACAGCCGCTACGGCACGTGTAAACGGCAGGCCATCAACACCCCCATCCAGGCGTCGGCTGGCGGCATCCTGAAGCGCGCGCTGGTTGGCCTGTACGAGCGTTGGGACGCAGAAGGGTTGCTCAACACTCAGGTGCGCATGCAGGGGCAGGTTTACGATGAGATTATCGTCGAATGCCGCCCTGAGGTGGTCGAGCGTGTGTCGGCCGACATCAAGGAAATCATGGAGGGAGCCGCGCCGGAGTTGCGCGTTCCGATTGTCGCGGAGGGTGGGGTTGGGTCCGACTGGAGTTCCGCCAAGTCATGAGCTACGCAGCAAAGTTCCTCGGTAGGTTCTGGTCGAAGGTGATACGTACCCAAAGCTGCTGGGTGTGGGCCGGGTGTCGAACCGCGTTCGGACACGGGCAGTTGACGGCGCTGAATCAAACCCTGTACGCCCACCGCACTGCGTGGGAGCTACATCACGGCGTGCCGGTGCCGGCGGGCATGGTGGTCATGCACGTGTGTGACAACCCGGCGTGCGTGCGGCCGGACCACCTGCGGGTCGGCACCCAGCAAGACAACCAGGCGGACTGCGACGCAAAGGGTCGTCGGGCGCGCGGTAAGCACAGTGGCACCTACAAGCACGGTCGATACTCAAAGTACACGGAGGCAGCATGAACGGTCCCAGGATACTACTCGATTGTGACGGAATCCTCGCGGATTTTAATGGCTACTGCGTGTCGCTCATCAACGAGCTGTTCGGCACGTCACACCGTCCCGAGGACGTCACGACCTGGGACTTCAAGAACCTGGGCCTGACCGAGACGCAGCAGGCGACGTTCCGGATGTGCCTACGCGGCGCCGACCCCAACATGTTCGCGTCCTTCCCTGGGTCGCACGAGCTGGTGCGCCGGCTGAGTGCGCTCGGGGAGCTGTGGATTGTGACCAGTCCCATGCCCGATAACCTGGAGTGGTGCGGGCGGCGGCTGTGCTGGCTGCAACGCCGATACGACATCGACCGGCACCGCGTGGTGTTCGCCGCGGACAAGTCGGCCGTGGACGGCGTAGTGCTCATCGATGACTACGCCAAGAACCTGCACCAGTGGGAGGACGGCGGGCCTGGGCGGCGCGGCATCCTGTGGGAGCAGCCCTACAGCCGTGACGGCTACCCGTGGACCGGCTGGACGGTGCGCGGCGTGGACGCGGCCGTGGAGGCGACGGTCGCGGCGCTGGTGGATGCGGGCGGGCTCCAGTGGGTGGACCGATGAGCACCCCCGATTTCCAGGTCGACCTGCGGCGCGGCAAGGCGGGCGAGGCGTTCCTGATGGCGCAGCACCCGCACCTACGCTTACCGCCCGACGGCGAGCGCCGTTGGGACTTGGAGACCACCGGCGACGTCGGACCGTTCCTAGGATGCCCCCCAATCCTGGGCACCCTCAAGTTCGAGGTGAAGTGCGACAGCTACGACCCGGCGGAGACCCCCAACTTCTTCCTCGAGCAGCGTACGCGCGTCGCGGGCAAGCCAGGCGAGCTGCTGGGCGGCCCCTGGCGCGCGCTGGCCGAGGGCGTCGACACGTTCGTGTATCTGTACCACAACCCCAAGCGCGGGGGTGCGTCGCGGGCGTACTGGTTCTACGACATTCCCGCCCTGGTCACGCACCTGGACGGGCACATGGATGACTACGAAGTTCGACGCGTGCGCGGCGGGCGGCTCACGGCCGTGGGCGTGCTCGTGCCACGCAAGACACTCAAGGGACTTTCGGAAAGGGTGGTGTACCAGTGACCAAGGACCACGAGTGGCCCGTGGTGGGCGCGAAGCCAGACGACGGTAGCGGACTCTCGCCGTACAGCCAGCAGGACGGCATGCTGGGCGCTGACCCGATGGACGTGTCGCCCCGCGGGGGCCCGGGGTTGTTCCCGACGCCGGTTTGGGTTGGGCCGCCACCGGCGGTGTCGCCGCGCAGCCCGGTGTTGACGGCGGCGAGCGTTGCACACGACGTGCAACGGGAGCTTTACGGGCAACGGGACGCAGCGGTGGCGCTGGTCGAGCGCTACGCGCGGCAGGAGGTACTCAAGGCGCTGGCGAACGCCGGCACGCCGGGCCTGCAGGACGAGGTCGCTCAGCTCAAGCGGGAAATCGAAGGTTGGCGTATCGGCTCGCAGGTGGAGGCGGCCGAGGCGGACCGTGGCCGTGCGGAGGTCGCGAAGCTGCGACGCATCCTGCGCGAGCTTACCGAGTACCTGTTCAGTGAGTGACCAGTACCTCCTCGGGTGGTTCGACGCCTGGCAGTGGCTGCTGAACCATCGGAGTCCGGCGCTGCGACTCGCCGCTTGCGCGCTTGAAACGGAACTGTTACGGTTGGGTTCGGAGGGCAAGACGGATGGAAGCGAAGCGGTTGGCGGAAACGGTGGCGATGCACGAGGCTCCGGCGGCTCCGAGCCTGCTCGATGAGGTGCTGGACGTAACGGCGGCGCGGTACGCCGAGGGCAAGCTGCCCAAGCGAGCGCGGCGGCGGGCTGAACCGAAGCCACCGCCCGAGCCCGTGCGGTTCGCAGTGCCGTCCTTCATGCCGCCCGTGGTGCGGCAGGCGTACGACGCGGAGCTGCGCCGCGTGAGGGCCGCCACCCTTCCCGGGCTCTACGTGGACGAGCCGGCGTTCTTCGAGAATCGCCGCCCGGACTCGTTCGACACCTACGTTGCCGCGCCGGTTCCCGCCGAGCCGCCCACGCGCGCCTACGACCGCGCGGAGGTCGAGTGGCTGAACCGCGAGCCGACCCGGTCCGACGAACTTAGGGCGGAGCGCGCTCGGGTCCGGAGTGGTGAAGACGACCCGAACCCTGCCGGCGCCAAGCTGGTCGGGTTCACGCACTACAGTGGGTTGCCGCTCTACAAGCTCGGGCGCTGGGTCATCTGCGGCACCTGCTTCAGGCAGGAGTGCGCGTTTAGCCAGCTGGTCGAGGATTAGCCGCGGTTCGGGGCCGGGTGCACCAGGCCGACCAGGAAGCTCAGCACCGTCCCGACCGCGGTAACGACGCCGGGCGGCATGACCTGTGTGGCCTCGAGCGTGGTGGCGATGGTCGTGATGGCAACCTGAACGGACTTGAGTTGGTTGTTCGTCATGGCGGGCTAACTCAGCTCGAAGTGTTGCGGGTCGGGTCGACCGTGGAAGTTCCCGCCCCACGCGATGCCGTGGGCCTCGGCGCGGCGCGCCAGTTCAAATCGGGTGTCGCCGGGCGGGCAGGGCTTGCCGAGCGGATACCGGGCCGCGTTGAAGTCCAACGCCGTGCCCCAGGCGTGGTTACTGAGCGCTCGACCGTCGTGCACCTCGTCCAGGTGGCGGCAAGCCTCGAGCCGCGCCGCGAGTATCCCGTTCTGCCGCTTGAAGCGCGGCGCCCAGCTGCCGTTGAACGGGCCCAGCTCCTCGAGCAGCCCTTCCCGCTCCAGCTCCTCGAGCCAGTCGGTGAACGGCCCGATGGCGTGGTGGTGCAGGTTGATGCTGCGCTTGAGCGGTTCGATGCGGACCGACTCGATGTTCCGCTCGGCCCAGCCGCCCAGGATGTGGACGTGCTCGGGGTTGCCTGGGCGCGGGTCCCAGCGCCAGTCGAAGGCACCGAACCGGCGCACACGCTCCTGGTGGTTCAGCAGCGGGAGCACCATGCCCTACCCGACGTGGCAGGCGCGCAGGAACTCGAGCACCGCGAAGCCGCCACCCATCGCGTACATGAACCGCTCGACGCGACGCAGCCGCGCCTCGACGTCCTCGAGCCACTGACCGAAGGTTCGACCTGCCTGCTTCATGGCTAGGCTCCCCGCCCGCTGACGAGCACGTCGGCGGTGCCGGCCACGGTACCGTTGTCGGTCCAGCGCAGGCGCAGGTAGCTCGGCGGCTGCTTCATCTTGATGATGAAGTGCGCGACGCCCGCTCCGCTGAGGGTCACGTCGTTGGCGTTCACGGTGATACCGCTCAGGGCCGACCCGCTCGAGTCCACCCCTTTGTACACGGACACGTCACCGCTCAGCGGAATCTGCACCCACTTGGCGGCGTCCGTGCTACGCGCGATGTCCAGTTCGACCTGCCGGTCCTCGGAGCCCTCGAGCGTCCACGCGCCCGTGGGGTACGTGGTTTCCGACACGTCCGGGGTTTGTGGGTCGTTGTCGTCGTCGACCAGGTGGGTGTCACCGTAGGTGATGACCTCGAACCGTACGTCCTCGCAAGTGGAGGCGCGGAAGCGGGCAGTCGTGAGGTCGCCCACCATATTCCCGTCGGCCTCGAACGGACCGTCGGCGGTGGCGTGCAGTAGTTTCGCGGACTTGAGGTGCATCGTGGGACTCCAGGGCTAGTACACTTACAGGCGGCGTCCGGAGCCACGCTCCATGAGCCGGTCGTTCACGGTGGCCGTCGCCCCACTCAGGGCGCGGTCCTGGGCGCGTCCAAGGGCTCGGGTAACGGGGCCTGGACGGGCCGCGTGCTGAGCCTGGGCGGCCGTCTGGGGCCGGGCGAGGGCCTGCTGGAGGTTCAGGGCGGCCGGCTCGACCGAGGGGTGCCCGGCGATGCCCATGGTGACGCTGATGGCCATGGCCTGGCGCCACCCCACCTTGTCCGCGTGGGTCGTCAGCTGCTCGGTCAGCTCCTGGGTCATGTGACCCCAGAGGGCGGGAAAGGCGGTCTGCACGGCCAGCACGGCTGCGGGGTCCGGGACTCGCCCGGCGGCGAGCTGGTCCATCAGCCGCAGCGGGTCCTGGATGGCGGCGTCCACCGCGGCGAACCGCGCCACGTCCCGGTCGCTCAGCATCCGGGAGCTGCGCCGGGGCACGAGTCCACCACCATCACCCGCGGGGCCGAGGGGGACGGGAATGACGCTACGCAGCAGCGCGTGGGCGTCGGCCAGTCGCTGCCGAAGCACGCCCGACACGCCCGGCGCGTGGGCGTCCACGTCCGGGGCCGTCTCGGCCAGTCGGTCCGCCAGCATGGTGGGGTCGGTCGCCTCGAGTTCGGCGATGCGGCTCGCCGCCGCGTCGCGTCGTTCGGACGCACTCGGGGCCGACAGCATGGCGCTCGTGGCGCTGGCGAGGCGCCGGTCGAACCCGTAGCGCCGACCGACCGCCTGGGCCTCCTCGAGGGATTCACGCGCGCCCGAGGCGAAGTTGCTCAGCCGGTCGCGCACGTAGCCGTGCACGCGCTGGACCGTGCTCGCGAGCTGGTACCGGGCGAGCAGCGAGTGCGCCGGACGGGTGAACCCCGCCGCGGCCGAGCGCGCGGCCAACGCGCCGGGGAAGCCCGCCACGCCGTGACCTACCACACCCGCCAGCAGTTCCGCGTCCATGCCACTCGCCTGCTCGCGTTCGAGCTGGTCGCGCAGCAGGTTACGCGCACCCTGAATCTCGCCGATGTCGTCGATGAGCCCGCTCAGCTTCGCGTCGTCGCCGGCCAGCTGCTTGAGGGCGTCCACGCGCGCGTCGGCGCGGGGCCGCGTGATGGCGTTCACGAACGACTCGACCTTGCCCGCGGCCACCTTCCCGTCCGCCCCGATGCCGAAGTCGCTGCGCAGGCGTTCGACTGCCGCGTTGTCGCGGGTCCACGCACCGTGCGCCGCGCGCGCCTCGGCGTACGCCGCATCTGCCGCTTCCTTCGCCAGTTGCAGCCGCTCGAGTGGACCTGCGCTGCGCGCGGCCTTGAGGGCGGCCTGAGCCTCGCTCACGGCTCGACGCGCATCCGTCACCTCGAGCGACAGCTGTTCACGGGCTCGCTCCTGGGCGGGCAGCATGCGGTCCGAGTCCTCCAGGCGCAGGCGCCGCAACTCGGCGTCTGCCGCGCTGTAGCGCTCGCTGGCCGCGTCCGCGCGCGACTGCAGGGTTTTGAGGCTTTGCTCCGCGTCGGCGAACAACGCACTGTCGTCCGCCTTCGCCCGCGTCACGGCTGCCGCAGCCTCCGCACGAGCCTGAGCCGCATCCTGCACCCGCTGTTCTAACTTGACGCTCCGCTGCACACCCTCGTGCGCCGCGACGCGCTCCTCGAGCCCGGCCGCCAGCTGCCGCGCCTTGTCCTCCAGCTCCGCCTTCGGCGTCTGGGCCAACTCGAGGAACCGCTTACGAGCCTCGGGGCTGCCGCGCAGCGCCTGCGCCAGGTCACCCGCGCCCTGGGCCTCGAGCTGCGACGCTGCGTGGCTGTCGAGCACGTCGAGCACCTGCTGGCCATAACCCTTCGGCGGGGCCTCACCGAGCGCCTTGGCCGCCGCCGCGTTGATTTCCTCCGCCGTGGGCTTGGGGGCCCGACGTCCGAGCGCCCGCCCGAGCAGCGCGCCCGCCGCACCGCCCCAGAACGCGCCGTGCCCGCCGGCCGCGATAAGCGACTCCGCCGCGAGCGGCGCATCGCCCAGCACCGCCTCGGACACCTCGTGCCCGACGCCCACGACCGCGCCCTCGGCCGCGCCGCCCGCCGCCGTGACGGCCGTGCGCCCGAGCACCGTGGCCGCCGCCTCGGTACCGATGGCGCGCGCCGCGCCGGCCTCCGCCAGCCCGCCGAGCGAGGCACCGTCCGTGAGCAGCGCCGCCAGGCCCGCTCCGCCGAGGAAGCCCGCCGCGCGAGCCCCTCCGTGCTCCTCCGCGCGCGCCCGCAGCGCCAGCGGGTCCGCCCCGAGCTTGGCCTGCATCGCGTCGCCGAATCCGAGCGTCGCAGCGTCGAGCGCGCCATCCGCCGCCGCGCGCACCGCGCCGCTCGTGCTGCGCGCCTCCGCCCGAGCGACGTCCATGCCGCTCGCCAGGTGGAACCCAGCCTTGAGGTTCTCCTGCACGCGGGAGGCGGGCACGGACCACACCTTCCCGTCCGAGCCCACCATCGGGTACTCGTGGTCGGCCACCAGGCTCAGCTTGCCGGCGGCGAAGTCCCGCTCCAGTTCGACCGGGTCGTGTACGACTCGAGCGGCCTTGGCGGCCGGGTCCCACGCGGGTAGCCCGTTGCGTGCGTCTGCGCCCATGCTGTCCTCCTACTGACCGATTTGGCCGGTTGCCCCAGCTGCTTGCCCGGTGGCGCCCTGCGGCGCACTCACGTCGTCCGAACCACCGATGCGGCGAAGCTCGGACTCATAATCCGCGGCGGCTTGGCGGTCCACGGCGTAGATGGACATGCGCCTGCGCGCCTGGATGGCGCTGATGAACCTGATACCCTTGTCCACCTGCTCCGGCGGGCTGCTCGGACGCAGCATAAAGATGGCGTCTCGGATGGCGGTGCGGTCCCCCTCGGTTTCCGTACCGCGGTTGAGCATACGTACACCGAGCTGCACCATGGCGTTGACGGCCTGGGCCCGCTCGACCTCCTCCGGCGCAAACTTGCTGATGCTGTAGTTGACCCCGGCGCGCGCGGCGTCGTCGGCCAACCCGAGCAAGGGTCCGATGAGGGGGAGCTTAGCCAACGCCGTCAGCGAGCCGTCGCCCTGCCCGTACGCCACGGCCAAGCGCGCGGCACTACTGGGCGCGCTGCCGCCCAGCTCCCGGTAGCGCTTCTGAAGGGCCCCCCATTCGTTGACGCCCGACGCCTGAATCTTTTCGGCAATGAACTTGCGGGCCTCGAACGAACTCTTGGGCTGCCCGCCCACGCCCTCCAGCTTGTCGACCTCGGCGCCGAGCTTACGGTTCTCCAGCACGGACTTGACGTACTGCTGGTATTCCTTGGCGATGTCCGCGGGGGACTTGCGGCCCGCCGCGGCGCGCTTCTGTGCCAGGAGCAGCTGCTGGTTGGCCGCCGCCTCGCCCGCACGCGCGATTTCCGCGTCCATGCCCGTGATAGTCTGCTTCGCCGCGAGCTGCGCATCCTGGCCGCCGCTGATGGCCGCCTGGCGCTGCACGTCGAGCTTCAGGCCCTCGAGCAACCCCGCCTTGGTGGCCGCGAGCGCGGACGTGTCGTCCTGCATCAGGTCCATGTTGCGCGCCAGGAGCCGGTCGAGGTGGTCGAGGTGCGCCTGCTTGCCGCGTAGGCGCTCCGCCCGCTCGCGCAGGTCCGCGTCGATGCGCGCGTTGAGCACCTGCAGGCCCGGGTTCACCCCGGATTTCGTGAGGCCCGCGCTGAGCGCGCCGAGTGCGATGGAGATGGCCGCGCCGAACTTCGCGCCACCGGAGCCCAGCGACTGCGCCAGCGAGCCCTCGCTCGCCGTGCGCTTGAAGTCCTCCGCCGCCGCGCGCGACTCGTCCATGGTGCGCCGCGCCTCGGCCCGGTGCTGCTCGAACCGGACCTTCCAGTCGGTGTCCGCGGCCTTCAGCTCGCCGATGACACCCGCGATGGTCGAGCCCTGGAGCTTGCCGGCCTCGGCCGTCGCGTCGGCACGCGCCGTGATGGCGCCCTGCTGCGCTTGCGTGGCCGCGACCGCGTCCTGGTGCGCCGCACCGGCGCCGTAGGCCGCCGCGCGCACGGACATGCCGCCACCACCGCCACCCTTGCGCGACGCCGCCGTGTACTCGGCCAGCGTGGGGATGCCGGAGTCCTGGGCCGACGCTGCGGGGGACGCTGCCGTCGGGGCGGAAATGGTGGGGGGTGCCTCGGGGGTAGCCCGAACCTCGGCCGGCGGGATGTTCGCCCACACCGGCGTCTGCTGGTCCGGCACCTCGAGCGGCACGCCTGCGCCCGGCACGACGGTCGGCGCGCTAGGCTGCGCGGCCGGCCCCTTGGGGGCCACCGCAGCCGACTTCTGCTGGATGTCGGAGTTGAATCCCGCGCGGACCATGGCGGTGTATGCCTGGTCGCGCTGCGCCTCGAGCTGTGCCTTCGCCTCGGGGTCGGGTTCGCTGCGCGCCGCGACGTCAAGCGCCTGGTAGCTGGCGCGGAGTTCGTTCAGGTTGGGAGTCGCCATGGCCTAGATGCCCCAGTACGCGTCGGATGCCGGGTTGCTCGGGTTGGTGTTGGTGCCGAAGCCGTTGCTGAAGCCCGCGGCCGAGGCTTGCGCGCCGGGCGCCTTCGGTGCGCCAATCATGGCGGACCCGAACGCGCTGGCGCCGCCGAGGACGTTGCCGACCATCTGGGCCCAGAACTGCTGTGTCGCCTGTTCCTTCTGCGCGCGGAGCTGGTCACGCCCAAGTTCGAGGTTGCCCTGCCCGAGGTCGTACTGCGCGCTGAGGCCGGCCTTCTGCAGCAGCGCCTGTAGGTTGGTTGACTGGGCGTTGAGGTCGGTCTGCAGCAACGACAGCGCCGTGCCGGTGGCCGCCTGGCGCTTCTGCTCCTCGAGCACCGCGTTGGCCTGCACGAGGCCCGCGACCTGCGCGGCCGTGGCGGAGTCCATGCCCCGTACCTGTGCGCTGATGTCCGCGATGTTGGCGGCGCGGTCGACGTCACCCGCACGCGACTGCGCCAGCGTGGTGCCGAGCAAGCCCTGCGCCTGCGCCTGCTCCTGCATGCGGAGCGCGGACGCCGTGTCGCGCGACTCGCTCATGGTCTGGTTGCCGAGCAGGCCCGCGTTCCTGGAGGCGGCTGCGGCACTTCCCCCTCGGATGCCCGCCGCCGACGCCTGCTGCGCCGCAATCTGCTGCCCTAGTGCCCGCCGGAACAGCATCTCCGCCGCACCCATCGTCTGGCCGCTCGCGAGGCCCTGCAGCTGGCTGATGAGGCCCTGCTGTTGCTGCGCCTCCTGCTCGCCCGCCGTCTGCATGCCGGTGAGCGCGTCCATCTGGAGCTGTCGCCCCGCGGCGCCGGAGTTCTGTAGGTCGGTGATGGCCTGCTGGACCGGGTCCGGTCCCGTGGGCGCGAGCGATACGGTGCTGTTGGCGTCGCGCGGGTTACCGGGCAATCCCGCCGCTCGACGCACCATTTCCGTGCTGCCCGTGCCCGCTTCCGGCGCCGCCACCTGCGGCAGCTCGGTCGCCGCGGGGGACGTCAGGGACGCCTTCCACGCGCGCGCCGCCGCGCCACGCGGGCGACCCGCGGCCACCCACTGGTTGTAGCCCTGCTCCTCGCTGAGCCCGAGGTTCTTGAGCACGCCGCCGATGTCGGACGACACCGAACCCCACGCCCCGAGGTCGTCATCCGGCGCTTGCCAGGACGCGTTGACGGGGCCGGCGCTGGGCGCGGGCGTGGTGCCCTGGTTGCGGGGTTGGCCGGTGAAGGGGTCGGTTCCGTACGTTGCCATGGGGTCCTAGGCGGGCATGCCGTGCGCGGTGCGCGCGAGGGTGAGCGGGTCGGCCGAGGCCATGCCGGCTCGGTCGCCCATCAGCTGCTGGCGCTGCTGCCACCAGCGATACATCGTTTCCTTGTTTCCGCCCCGCATGCTGCCGTGCTCGTTCCACCACTGCTCGAACGCGGGGTTGCCGCTGTCGAACCCGGGGGTCGCGTGCGGACTGACCGTCCCGGCGTCGCCGCCCACGGCCGGCCCGGCCCCGATGTCGAACTTGTCGGGCGCGACCTTCGGGACGTCCGCCATGCCCTGGCGGCGCAGGTCGCCGAACCCGGTCTGCGCGGTCGCGGCCGGCGCGGGCTCAGGCTGCCCGAAGCCCAGGATGGTCCGAACCAGGTTCGTCAAATCCGCAGTGAAGTCCATGGTTTTGTTACGAACCTTCGAAGGTGTTGCCGCGGGTGGCGGGCTGGCCGCGCATGCCGAAATCCCACCCAACCGTATGCAGGACGGGCCCCCGGACGTTCGGGCCACCGGCCACCGGTTCGAGCAGGTCGAGCTGGAGGCGCACGCCCGCGCCGCGCTGGTCGCGCAGGCGCCCGCGTACGTAGAGCTGCCGGTCGTCCTCGAGCAGCTGAGTAGACGTCCAGGTGAAGGTGCCGCGCAGGAAGTCCTCGCCACCGTCGTCATCGTCCGGGCTGCCGGCTACGTCGAGCACGTAGACCTTCGCCTGCAGTCCGCCGACGCCCGCCGTGCCGAACACGTGGAACTTCCAGAACCGGCAGTCGCCCATGTGCCCGTCCGGCTTGAACCAGCGGGTGCGGACGGAAACGGGAATGAAGTAGGCCCCCTGGTCCTGGTAGGTCGACGTGTCGTACCGCAGGAGCTTCGACGTCGTGAGGCCCGCCTGGATGAGCAGGTAGACCGTGCCGTCCGCATTCACCATGTCCCGGATGTCGGGCTTGGTCCCGCTGTACTGCACTTCCCAGGTCGACCAACGTAGCTGTCCGCGGGCGTAGCTGAACACGACGAGGGCGTTGTTGGCCAGGCTGTCGGAGGTGGACATGAGGAACCACACCTCCTCGCGCTGCGGCACGTGCATGCTGCGCCGCACCACGAGCGTCCCGGGCGCCGTATTGGCCATGGCGGGCACGTCTACCGCGCCGCCGGGCGTGAGCATGCGGAACCCGTTGGAGCCGTGCACCAGGACGCCGAGCGGCGTGCTGCACGCGGCCTCCGCGCTGCTGGCGCCGCAGTCCGTGGCGAGCCGCTCCGGGAGCCCGAACGTGCCCGCGCCCAGCGCGTCCGGCCCGCCGTGGGTGCTGACGGCCCACGCCTCGCGTTTGGTGAACATCACGAGCAGGTCGCCCATGCCCGCGAGCGCCACGGGCGCGGACTCCGACGCCTCGAGCCGGAACGACAGCACGCCGTTGAACTCCGCGGCGAACCCCTCGACCACCTCCTTGCTGTGGACGATGGTGCGCGGGTTGATGGCGTGGATGCCGAACAGGCGGTTGCCCACGGCCGTAAGCGCCTTCATCGGGGGCGGCGCCTCGTTGGCCAGCACGGACCCGGTGGTGTACAGGGTTTTGTTGCTGGTGATGCCGCTGTCGGGAAGCGTGCTCACGAGCGACGTCGCCGTCAGCTCCGTGAGTGAGACGGTCTGTTCGAGGTAGAGCGTGCTGCCGTTGCCCTCGCTGCGATACACCTCGAGCCGGGGCGTGCGAAAGCCCATCGTGCGGATGTTGAGGGCGGACGGAAACAGCTGCTCGGCCGACCAGTCGAGCGTGACCTTGCAGTTCGAGCCCGTCAGGGTAACGGTGACGCTAGGCGTCGGGGCGCTGCGGTGGACCAACCCCTTTCCGTCCTCCCACACGAGCACGAAGCTGTAGGTGTAGGCGCCGAGCAGGTCGAGGAATCCGCCGGTCGTCTGGGCCGTCGTGGGCGCGGGCGGGGGGTAGAGCGGCACCGCTTCGCCGAGCATGCCGCCGTCGTAGAACCGCAGGATGTTGCCGCCGATGTACGTCAGGTCGCCCAGCGTCGCGCGCGGTAGCGGGCGGTGCGCGTTGGTCACCGTGTTGAACGTGTACCGCAGCACGCGGATGCCGTAGAGCAGCGAGCCCTGGGTCGGGGCCTCCTCCAGCTCGAGCAGGGCGACGTAGTAGTAGTTGCCCAGCTTCGTCACCTGCGACGTCATGAAGTACGTGTAGATGAGGTTGCTGCCGGCGCCCTGGTAGGCGGCGTCCACGAGCGCGTTGGCGGCGAGCAGCGGCACGCCCGACCCGAGCGCGGTCGCGTTGAAGTTGGGCCCGAGCGGCAGCGTGAGCAGGCAGCTGTTCGGGGTGGACGTGCGCGCCGACTGCGTCGCGGGCGTGTCGGACCAGCGCGCGACCAGCAGCATCGGGGTCGTGTTCGTGTTGACTCCGCTGTCGTCGTCGGGCGTGACCATCATCGGGTCCGCGTGCAGCACCATGTTGTCGAGGGCCTGGGTCGTGGCGACCGCGATGGCGCTCGGCACGGAGACGCCCTGGGTGTAGGTCACGCTCGCGTACACGACGTGCGGCAGGTGGCCGGCCGAGGCGCTGTCCCACGTGCCGACCGCGACCAGGTTGGTGCCGGTCGTGCCCATGTCGGCGATGTGGATGTTGCGCCACCGCGCGCTGCCGTCCGCGGTCGTGAGGACCGTAGTGGCCGTCGCCACCGTGGGGGAGCCGGGAAGGGTGGCCAGCAGGGCCGTCAGTTTGACGGCCGCGACCGTCGACTGCCCGTACAGCACCCACAGCAGGGTCGTGTGCTGTGACCCCTGACAGATGCTGACCTGGTCGTCCCCGGTGTTGGCGGAAATGAAGGTGCCTGCCGTGATGGCGCCCGATGCGTCGAGCTTCTTCAGGAACGTGACGGTCAGCCCACCTCCGGACTCAATCCAGCCGACGAACGTGGACGTGCCGTCGTTACAGGGCGCAATGCTGTAATCGCTCTGCACGGTGCCGGTGCCGGCGTCGAGGAAGGCCGGGACGCTGAACGTGCCCGCCCCGCCCGCGTTCCACGTGAGCACCTTCGGCCGCCAGCTGCCGGACGACAGGAACTGGAAGAAGATGAGGGCCACGCTGCCGCGGAACAGCACGCGCGGACGCCGACCCGTGAACACCGTGCCGGCAATCTTGGCGCCGGTCGCTACCTCGAACACGGAGACGGTGAACTCGTCGCTGCTGTCGTTGACGGTCGACACCAACGCCTGGCCAACCACCACCACCACATCCACGCCGTTGACCGTGCCGACCCCGACCGATGCGTTGCGGAACCCGCGGCCGTCGCGCACCTGCGCCACCGATTCCACATGCCCGCTAGCCACCGACTGCTTCTGCGCGTAGATAGTGTCGTAGGCGGACTCGTCGCCGTACAAACTGGCGCCGAACGGCATGGTGTCGAGCTTCCGCATGGCCGTGAGCGCACCGCCGTTGGCTACCAGGGTGTGCCCGATGTCGGCCCCACCGATGCCGACCGTGCCGCTCGTTGGCGCGGCGAACCCGTTGCGCTTGGTGATGCCACCCTCACGGCGGAACTCGCCGTTGACGAGCCGGTCCACCCGGCCCATCCCTACCAGGCCCTCCGCGGACTCGTCCACACCGTCGTTGAAAATCTGCTCTACGTACTTGGGCTGCATGGGGTTACGTCCGGGGAATGAAGGCCAGCACCTCCACGAAATCGACTTGCAGCTTGAACGTGGCGTTGGCGAACCCACCCACGCGCGAGGCCGCTGTTTCCTGGGAAATGACTAGATACTTCGGGACGCCATTGGCCGCGGTTGCGTCTTGGTACACCGCAACGTAGTACCCACCGTTGGTGGCGTTGGCACAACAAGTTAGCGGGCGCTGGTACCCGTTCGTTGGTGTAATGCTGCCGCGTACTGCGATGGGGGTAAGCCCGGTGGAGATGTTTCGGTGTTCGTAGAGCTTGATGTGTACGTTGTTCGCCGCGGGCAGCTGCCCGGCCACCTCGACACGCCACACGTCATACCCGAAGAACCGGTAGCCAGCCGGGAACTTAGACGCCGGCACCAACGCAGCGGTCTGCGTTATGCCCGTCGTTCCCGGGTAGTACTGCTTGGGTGGGTGTGACAGTTGCATGGTTACTGCCTGCAGCGCGCGTAGTAGATGTAGACTTGCCCCGCTAGAGGGTCCACAGCTCCACCACGGAACCTCAGTTGACCCGAGGCGTTGATGTGGAACCCCTTGGTCGCGGTGGTGATGTTGAAGGTTTGTCCACACCACACCTTGTTCACGGCACCGATTTGTAGCCACCCCACCACGTGGATGATGCGGTACACCACGTTGGTGCTGGGCAATATCGTGGCGGGTTCGCGGAACGTGTAGATGGTGGTGCCGTCCGCCAGCGTGCTCGAGGTCGTGTACCGAATGCAGTACACCGGGGCCCCACGCCACGTGTACGGCATTCGCACGGGAAACAGGTCACGGTCCACGTTGACGGCGGGGAACACGACTACCTCGTCCAAAACACGACCAACTCAAGGTTGGCATCGGGAAACGGCAGGCCCTCACTAGACCCGCCAAACTCGAGGATTGACCCCGACACAACCTCGAGCACGCCGGTGTCTGGTTTGCACCGCAGTCGAACACCCGAGGCGCCGTTAGTTCCGGCGTTGATGAACGCGTGGGCGTGCAGGGTGCCCTGGACCGCGCCGGTTACCAACACCGAAGTTTCACAGCCCCACACGTCGACTAGGTCCGTAAGTCCAGCCCACGGCACGCTTACCGTGTTGATAGAGCTATCAGTACGTACCTGCAGAAACGTCCGGTACACCGGTTTTCCGAAGAAGTAGTAGCCGGCGGGCTCGTCCGGACCTTTGTAGTAGTCCCCCACGTTGGGTAGCGTTGGGATACGCCACCCCGTACACAGCTCAGTAGTTTCGCCCGGCGGGTGCATCTTAGTAATCCATGCCCGTCACGGTGACGTACCAGCCGGACGCTACGGCCGTGCCGCACACCACACCGATGCGGTACCCGGCCGGAACCGCAAACCCTACTGCCAGCTCCTGTAGCGCCGTTGCAGCGTTGGCCGACGCGGTGGTGGCCGGGAGCGTAATCTCGTCCAGCAGGATATTGTTGGCCGCCGTGGTGAAGGCGGAACCGTTGTTGAGGAAGATGCGGCACACCGTCTGGATATTGGTGCCGGCCGCACGAAACCGGATGCGCTCGATGTATGCACCGTTGCTGCCCGCCGTGAACGCGGCCACGGTGTTGGCGGAGTTGCCGTCGTACACGTTGCCGGCGGAAAGGCCGGTCAGTACGTTGAGCGGTCCAACGTTGGGGGTTAGCCCGAAGATGGGTTTGACGTTCGCTGCCATGTGCTACCTCGGCCAGCCCTGAATCGACACCGCCGCCAGGAATCCCAGGTACTGGTCCTCCAGGGCCTGCCCGTGGGTGTGGTCGCTGCGGGCGAAGGAGGTCGCGACGCCCTCCGCCGCTACATCGCCGGGCACGATGCTACCCGGCGCGGCGGCGACGATGCTGTGCTTGTGGTCCGCTCGGGCGAAGCTCGTGGAGACGCCCTCAGCGGCGGCGTCGTCCGGTTCGATGGCCCCGGGCGCTGCCGCTGCGATGGCGTGGCGGTGGTCGCTGCGCGCGGCCGTGGCCGCTACGCCCGCCGAGGCAGAGTCGTCTGGCTGGATGGTGCCGGGGGTCCCGAACGACACCGCGTTGGCCAGCAGATAGTCCAACGCGTCGGCGACGCTGGCGCCGCTGACGCCGCTGTCGTTCTCGACCTGGCTTGCGCGCCCGCCGCCGACCTCAACGAGGAGCAGGTCACGGAACAGCCGCTCGACTTCCGGCGTGCGGTACAGGCGGTGGGGAAGGTCCATGCCCGCCACCTACGAGTTGTAGAAGGACTCGCTGCAGTCGTCGCGCAGGTCCGCCACGACCACCGGGTCCCGCACGATGCGCGCGGCGTTACTGCGCACACGCTGCTCGGCTTGTGCCAGCTTCAGCAGGGCGGACTTGTTGTCCTCCTCCTGCTTCTCGCGGCAGTAGCGCACACCCCACGCCACGACAAAGTCGTCACAGCCGTTGATGGCGTCGAAGCTGCCGTTGGACGCCAACGCGCTGGGGGTCGGGATGTACCAGAGGGTCACGCTGTCGGCCGGGGCCGCGCTCGCAGGCTCCCACACCACCGCGCCGTTCTGGATGCGGTAGCTCGGCACGTCGTACCCCGCGGCCATCAGCCACGCGGACCGGCGGTTGCGCTCGGCGAAGCTGAACCGGCGCGCGGTCAGCGCCTGGCCGGTACCCCAGAAGTTCGGGAAGTCCACGCCCAGGGCTTGGTAGAAGCCGGCGGGCAGGGTGAAGCTCGGAGCCGCCAGGGTCGCGCTCGTGGCGAACCGCTCGACGCCGCCCTCGGCCGCCAGGATATCGTACAGCGCGCGATAGCCGTCGTTGATGACGCTGACCAGCTCGGCGTCCGTGATGACGCTGTTAGCTTGGTCCGCCGTCTCCTGGTCCGCCTGTTGCCGAATCTTCGTGATGGTGTCGGCTACGGTAACGGACTGGCTCACGGGCTACCTCGAGGAAGGGTGGAAGGGGTAGGGTCGGCGGGAGCCGGGGAAGGGGTAGGAGGTGCGAATCCCCGACCCCCGCCGCCTACCGCGCCGAGCGGACACCCTCGCAGGGCCCGCTCAGCGCATAGGTTCATGCTAGCGGGTTGCGCTCGACAGCTGAGCGTGCACGGTGACCATCAGCTTGGCGCCCGAGGCCGGGTCCTTCGCCACGCCAGCCTCGTCGAAGGTCTGGATGGTGATGAGGCCGGTCGAGGCCACCATGCTCAGGACACGCGCCTGGATGGCCGCCGTGTCGTTGGACGGGTCCGCGTCCGAGGTGACCACGCCGCAGCCCACGTAGAGCAGGGCGGGCACGCCGCACGAGGTGTTCTTGTGGCCCTTGAGCTGCACGGTGTACGTGCCCTCCGCCGACCGCGCCAGCACGAGGCCGGTGCCGCCAACCTTGGTGCCCACGGCGCCGGTGGAGCCGATGGCCCAGTTGCCCGACATGATGGCGACTGCGTTGTCCAGCGAACCCTTGAGTGGCTTGAATGCTCGTTCCATGATGCTTCAATCTCCAGGAAGAAGCCCGACCACGCGAGTAAGGCGCGGCCGGGCTCATTCCGTTGCGGGTTACGCCGAGGGCAGGGTGATGACGCAGCTGTGGCCAGGCGCGCGGCAGCCAAGCTGTGCGCGGTAGCAGGCGCGGTACTCGACAGCGTCGTCGTTGTAGACGATGAGCGAGTCGCCCAGGCCCGGGTGGCTCAGGAACTTGGGCGCGGCGCCCAGGCTGTAGAGCTTCCAGTCCTGCAGCGTCATCATGTACGCCAGGCCCTTCGGGCAGTCCCGGTCGGGGATAATCTGCACGTCGTTGACGCCCTGGAGCACGATGCTGCGGAAGCTGATGGGGGCGACGGCCGACTGCACGCGGTCATACACGACGCGGCTACCGAGCGCGATGCGCAGGGCGTTCCAGTCGTCGGTGTGCATGAACACGTGGGAGGGCTTGCCGCCGTTCAGCACCAGCTTGGCCTCCGCAATCTGCAGGGCCTCCTCGATGCTGTTCGAGCTGCCGTCGTAGCGAACGCCGCCGAGGCGCACGACGTCCGTCGAGCGGTTCACGCCGAAGAACGAGGTCGAGCTGGGCGCGCTGGTCGGCAGCCACGACGCGACGCCCGCAATCCCGAGGCCGAAGTCGCCCTCCTGGAACAGGTAGTCGTTGTCGCTGAAGTTGCCGCCCGCCGTCCAGGTGACCGACGTGGTCAGGGTGCCCGCGTCACGGTCGATGGCCGTGATGGTGAGCGCCTGGCCGTCGTCCGAGCCGCTGGTGCCGTCCGTGTTCGAGCTGGTGATTTTCTCACCCTTCTCGAAGTTGACGATGTCGGCCGGGTTCTTGAGCGTCAGGGTCGTGGTCGACACGGAGCCGACTTGGCCCTTGGCGCCGCCCGCGTTGCGGTAGCAGGCACGCGCGAGCTGCGCGCCGAGGTTGCGGAACATGCCGTCCGTTTCCTCGGTGAGCAGGTTCACGAACGAACCGCTGCCCTCGCTCATCGCGGCCTCGTACGCTTCCATCTGGATGGAGGTCAGGCCGTAGTGGTTGACGCGGGTGATGAGGAACGCGTCGTAGAGACCCTTGGCCTGGTTGGCCTGGGCCTTGGCGAACGACGCGGACACGCCCGTGTGCCCGCCCCAGTGGACGGGAATCTTGATGGCGGACCCCTTGAAGTCCTCCATCTTCGGGAGCATCGCCAGGAGGGGGTGACCCTCGTAGCCCAGGAACTTCACCTGGTCGGCGGGGTAGAGCTGCTTGAGGACCGCATCGGCCTCGGAGGGGGTGATACCTACAGTCATGGTTGGTTACGCTTGGCGGCGGCTCAGCGCGTTCAGCTCTTCGATGGCGTTCCGCAAGAGTGCGGCCCGGTCGAAGGGGTCAACGGGTGCCTTGGCGCCGCGGGATTGAGTCTGTTGATTCGTGAGGGTCGCGGACGGTCGGACCATCGGGGTGTTGGGCTTACTCGGGGCCGTTTCTGCGGGAGCCGTAACCGTTGCTCCGGGGAGTCGCTGAACCCGTTCGCGCAGTTGCTTTTCGAGTTGCCGCGCAGCCTCCTTGGGCTCAAGGGTGCTGCGGCCGTTCGTACGCTGAAGTTCCCGCCCCATGAGGTCGAACACGGCGTTGGCCAGCTCCTGCTCGCTGAACCACCCGGCCACCAGGGGGATTTCCGCCTTGATTTCCGAGACTTGGGCGGGAATGAGTTGCCCCACCAGCTGCTGGCGCGCGGCCTGGCGCTCGGCTGCGGCGGCGGCCTCGGCTGCGGCGCGGTCGCGCGCGGCGATGCCGTCCTTGACCTGCTTCAGCTCGTCCTGGAGCCGGCGCTGCGCCACGGCCTCGGGCGTCGAGCCCATGGCCTGCAGCCGAACCAATGACTCGAGGTCCCACTTGTGGCGCTCGAGGAGGGTGAGCGGGTTCTCGGCCAGCTCGCGTTCCATCGCCTCGGCGCGCTCCAGGGCGGCCTTCGCGGCGGCGCGGGCCTGCTCCAGCTCGGCCTTGCCCTCCTGGCGGACGCGCAGGGCCTCGGCCTCTAGGCGGGCGGCGGCCTGGATGCGGGCGTCGAGGTCAGACGCCATCGGAGGCTGCACGGGCGCCTCGGGCGCGGGCGCGGCCCCGCCGGCTGCGGGGGGTGTAGCGGCGGGCGCCTCGGCGCCGCTGCGGGCGGCCAGGGCGGCCTCCAGCGCGGCCTCGGCTTGGGCGTGGCGGTCGGTGGTGGCGGGCTCAGCGGGCGCGGGTGCGCCCTCCTCGAGGGTTTCGGACACGATTCGGAACTCCGGGTTACGGTTGCTGCGGGGCCGCCGCCGCACCTTGTGGCGGGGCCTGGACCGGCGAAGCTTGCTCGGCCGGTGCGCCGGCAAAGACACCGGCGGGAACTTGGATGGCGGGGTTGGGCGCGGCGGTGCGCTTCAGCAAAGCCTCGGCGAAGGTGATGTACTCACGCACGAGCGCGATGCGGTCCTCGGGGACGCCGTCGCACTGGGCCTTCAGGATGGACTGCTGCGCCACGCGCACGGCCTGGGTCAGGTCCTGGTACGGCTCGGGCTGCACCGGCTCGCCGTCGCCCAGCATCCGCTCGATTTGCCGGCTGAGGTTCTCCCGGTCGGCCGTGGCGAGGTCGGTGTCGGCGCGCAGGTCGGGGAAGTCCAGCAGGCGGCGGGCCTCGGCGGCGTCGACCCAGCCCGCGGCGCTGAGCCGCTCGACTTCCTGGATGCGCGCGGCCGGTGTGGTCGGCAGCACGGAGGTCGGAAATACCTGGATGATGTAGCCGTCCGAGTCGATTTCGACCTCGGACCACTTGAGCTTGATGGTCGCCCGGCCGTTCAGGGCGCGGATGACGAACCCCTGCCGGTTCCCGCCCTCCCGCAGGCGCGTGTCGATTTCCTTGGCGCAGCGGATGAGCTGGCGGGCCATCAGTTCGCCCACGGCGAACTCGAAGTGGCGGCTCACGCTCATGAACCGCTCGCTATGCTCCTCGGCCAGCTGCTCGAGGGCTCGCCCGCTCTCGAGGCCCGGCGGCGCCGTGGCGGACGCGGCCAGCTGGTTCGACCCCAAGATTTCGAACGCCTTGGCGTACAGGCTCCACAGGTGTTGGTAGACCTGTGGGCTCACGGGGTTGAACGTGACGACCTGGATGGCCTCGGACAGCGGCCCGGCGTGGGCCGAGTCGACCTCGAGCACCTGCGCGACCAGGTTGGTCAGCTCGCCCGGGGTGACGATGGCGTCCTTGCGGCGGAGCACGAACGGCTGCGCCACTTTCTGCATTGACTCCTGGATGAACTGCAGGAGCTTGTTGACCTCGACCTGGATGCCCGCGACCTCGTCGACCGCCGAGTCCCCCCAGAAGCCCTGCACCGGACGGCTCCAGTGCACGAAGACGAACGGGAACTCCTGGCAGGCCCAGTCCTCATCGACCGTGACCCCGTCGCCCACCACGATGACGTGCCGGCCGTTGTACTCGGACCGCTCGCAGCGGTAGTCACGGCTGCGCCCGTCGCCCTCGTACGTGCCCACCTCGTCGGCCGGGCAGGTCGGCAGGCACCAGCACTCGACCACGCGAACGTACCCCTCGGACTTCGACTCGCCGCTGCGGGCGCTGTCGTCGACCTTGGGGTTCTTGGCCTCGGGGTGTAGCGACTCGACCTGCGACTCGGCCACCCACTTGACGCGGTAGAGGCACCGCGGCTTGCCGTACATGGCGTCGGCGCGGTCGGTGAACAGCTCGTAGCAGGGCGTGCGGTCGCACCGTATGCGCGAGCCGTGGGCGTACGGCTGGAACACGCCGGTGCCGAGCACCATCGCGTCCCGGAAGACGTCCATCGACTGCTCGTAGATGTCCGCCTGGTGGTAGGCCCCGTCGAGGAAGCGCTGCAAGTCCTTGGCGCGACGCTGGGTGCTCCAGTCGCCGCCGTCGGTCAGGAACGTGGGCCGGGGCCGCAGCTTGCCGACCTTGGCCGTGATGGTGTCGACCGCCGCGCGGATGACGTTCAGGCGGAGCTTGTCAGCGTTCCCGCCCAGCACGTCGGGCGCGGGGTTGGTGCTCGGGTTCTCCCACGGGCGGATGGTCCGCGCCTTGGTGCCGCCGTACAGGCGCAGGTTGCGAGTGTATCGCAGCAGCCGCTGGCTGTCCTGGTCGAGCAGGCGCTTGGCCTCGCCGTTGACGCACCCGGCCAGCTCATCGGACATCTCGTCCGTTTCGTACCAAGCCGCGCGCTGTAGGGGGTTCATCGGGTAAGGCACCTCGAACCCACGCACGTCCCGCCCCACCCAGGGATGAAAATAGTACGGTCGTGCTGCGTCGACGGACCACCCTCAACAAACTCATGGAGTTACAAAATAGTTCGGGGGCACTCCGGGGGCGGAGGATTCCTAAGAACGGAGGTAGTAAGGAGCGCCGAGGACGGCGCACGGCCTCCGAACCAGGCGCGACGCCACCTGACAGCGGGGCGGAGGGTACGGGAGCGAGGGGAACGAAGGGGTCCCCAAAGACCCTCACCGAAGGGGACGGAAAGTGGGTACGGCCTCGGGGGGATAGGTGGCCGAACCCTCGACCCCGGTAGGGGGACGGGAAGTGGGGTCGGGCCAAGGGGTTCGGGAGCGGCGGCCGAGCGGAGGCGCCGCCGTAAGGGGGTAGCTTGACCGAGCGCCCGCACCGACGCGCCGAGCGCGTCGCGGTCGAGCCGCACCAGCGGAAGGTTACGCCGTAGCATCCTGGCCGAGCGGCCGGGAACGCTACCCAGGCGCAGCCGGGAAATCCTGGAGCCGCCCTCGGGAGTTTCGTTGCTCGGGTCCCCCTTCGGGGCCCCACCTTACCGGGGTATCAATCGAGATTCCGTATCACGATACGTCGCCAGGCGTACATGGGCGCCGGCACGTCGACATAGCCGACATGACATCAATGTCGCGGTCTAAGCCCGCGTAACTACAGCGGACACACCATTCCCGCCATGTAACCCACGACTCGAATGTCATACTCGAGCGTGATACAGCGGTTCACGGGCATGGCCAGCTCACGTATCGGATGAGCTACGGCCAAACGCACGTAGTTACGCGTGTTTGCGCACGTGGATGTGCGGTAGCGAGGGTGATACTAGGGGTTGTGGGTGAGCGCGACCGGCACGGAGCGTGCATACTAGGGCTAGTACGAACGCAACGCCGGCCGGCTCACCGACTAGGCGCCAAGCTCAGCCCCCACGACCATACGCATATCGTCACGTATGGTCACGACGAAGGAGCGTCCCCGTGACCTACATTCTCACCCTCACCAAGGCCCTCACCCTCGTGGCCGCCAGCTACGCAGCCGACGGCAGCCAGCTCGCCCCGGCCATCGCGGTGGGCGACGAGGCGTTGTGCCCCAGCCAGCTCGACGACAGTCGCTCCGACGAGGAGTACGAGTGCCGCGTGATTTCCATCGTGGACATGGGTCCCGCGCTGGGTTCCGTGGTAGTCTTGGGGAGCAACTCATGAGCCCGATGTTGCCCCCAAGCACCCCGAACGCGCTAGCCTACGCAGCTGCCATTCCCGTTACCGCCCCGCTCGTTCCGAGCGCGCTCGAAACCCCGTCAACCCGCGCCACCGTGCGCCCATGGAGAGCCGCTAGGCTCGAAAGGATTGCCAAGTGAGTTACGTACGCATGAACCTAACCCGCATGTTCGCGCACCATGAGCCGTGGGACTGCTCTAACAGCGTGGCGAACCTGGGCCCGCGCGCGGGCGAGCTGACCTGGGGCAACGCCCTGGCCATTGCCAAGTCGGCGCTGGAGGGGGACGGCTCCGCCCCCGAGTGGCCCTACATGTGGGACTGGCTCGCAACGCCGTTGGCGGACGCGCTGAACTACATCCGCGGGTGGGCGCGCGAAACCGGCGCTTGGGACCGGGCGGAAATCGAGGCCTGGTCCGACGAGGAATGCCTGGCGCTGCTCGTACAGAACGTGGCGGATGACCTACGTCTGATGGGCGCCGATGACCAGGAGCTGGCCGAATGCGTGGCGACCTACCAGGACACCGATTGGGAAGCCGAGTCGGAGTACCCCACGCTGCACATCTGGAACGAGCGCGGGGAGACGTTCGGGGAGCTGTCGTCATGAGCGCCGCAACCCCCGCAACCCCCTATCGCAGCGGCCTACGCAAGGTCGTGCGCGTGGCCACGGGCTTCCGAGTCGTCTGCGCCCACTGTAGCGGTGGCGGCGGCCAGGTCTACGTGAGTGCCGGCCGTGCGGCTGAGGTAGCCGTCCGGCGTCGCGACGAGCCGTGCCACGTGTGCGGCGCGCGCAAGGGCATCAGCGGTCGATTCCCGATTCCAAGGGTGGAGGTGAGGTCATGAGGGTAACCGTTGAAGTGAGCGACGAGTGTGTCGAAGGTGCGCTATACGGCGCGTTCGACTCGGGCGGTATACGCTCCTGGGGCAGCGTGGTCGGTTGGACCACTCGGGGTCGGGACATCCCCACGGAGCCTATGCACGGTGGCTGGATTCGCATCGTAGCTCGCGAGCCCGGTGATTTCCATGCGGTCACCCTGACGACGCGCAAGCTGCGCGTGGGGTTACAGCTGATGGCGGAGCACAGCCCGGCGCGGTTCGCCGAACTCGTTTCCGGGCAGTACGACGCCAACGTTGGCGACGTGCTGGTTCAATACGCGGTGTTTGGAAAGGTGGTGTTCGGATGACTGACCCGTACAACTGGAAAGCGCGGCACGATGCCGCCATGCAAGCGCCACGCAAGGATGAGCGCGTGCACGTGGCCATGGTCAGGGCTGTGCAGCAGGCGGTAGCCGCTGGGTGGGCCGAGGACGGTTACGCGTCCGACCATGTGGTCGAGCTGTGCCGCGCGGCGCGCGCGCTGCTGAACATGGAAACTGGGCGCCTGGACTGCGGGACCCTTGACACCTACTACTGCAAGGTGTTGCGCATGTGTGGGGAAGAGCCGTGAGCGACCCCAAGCCGACCACCCCCTTCCCGCCCGAACCTGGTAGCGGAATCCATGAGGTGCTGCCGCCTCCCACGCGGACGGCTCAGCGCCGCGCCGCCCGACCCGTGCCACCACTGCCGTCCGTCAACCTGACCGGCGCCATGCTCAAGGCTGAGCGCCCTACCGTGCGCATCGTTCGCATCCCGAGGAGACCCCGACCATGACCGAAAGCTGGGCGTTATTTTGTGCTGACACTGGCGATGAGCTGACCCGCGGCTGGCAGGGTACGGAAGCGCAAGCGCGGGCGCTCGCGCGCCGCACGGCCACTCGTGTTGGTAGGCCCGTGGAGTTTGTCGCGGAAAGTCTGCTGCTGGACTACGAGGACGAGGCGCCGCAGGGCGAGGTGGTAGAGCCATGAGCCCGCGGCTACCCTGGCATATGCTGGCCTGGCCCACCCCCGCGGAGTTGGAGGCGGAGTTGCGCAGCGCGCGCATCGCATGGGGGTACGAGGGTAAGGTTGGACTGGAGGTTTGTGCCACATGGTGGGAGGCGCACTACCTGCACCCAGAGTACCGCGTTTCCGCCTGGACGTGCCTGGCTGCGGTCGAAATGGCCGCCGACTCGGATTTGGCGGAGCTGGCGCGGGAGCTGATTCGCAAGGCTGAGCGCGCGGCGCAGGATGCGGAGGAGCTGTGAGCTGGCTGGAACGAAGCTTGAAGGCTTTGGACCGCGAAACGCGGGACTGGCCGGATTGGAAGCGCGAAGCAGCCAGCAAGGACCCACACCTCGGGCTGAGCCCCCCGCCAACACCCGTTCCCGATGACCCGGAGACGCTGGCCTGGGACGATGAGGACCTACGCCCGTGTGTGCACTGTGGCCGACGGTTCAGCGAGGCGGAAATCGAGCTGACGCAAGGCTGGTGCCCGTGCTGCGGCGGGAAGCGGGCGGCGCCGTGAGCCCGTTCGACCCCGACGGCGACGACGACCTGACCGCCTGGCTGTGGCTGGGCTTCGCCGTGTGCTGGCTGTGGAGCCTCGGCACGCTGGCGACCTACATGCTGCTCGAAACCCACACGTTCTGAGCAGCGGACCGCTCATTATACCCAACCTGGGTTATTGCTCAACGACTCACCGGAGGTACGTTTCACCGTGCACATGCTCGCATCCCTGCTACTCGCTTGCTGGCTCGGGCCAGCCATCTGGAACGGCCTGCTCGGCCTCCTGCTCGCCGAGGACGCCTACCGCCGCAAGCAGTGGGAGGAGCGGCAACGCAAGGCTCGTCTGGCGCAGCGGTTGGGCGCCAGGACCTTAAACCCCAACGTAAAGGACACCCGAACATGACGACGACCCACACCCCGACCCGCAACCTCCGCAGTACCCTCCCACCTCCGCCCGCACTCCCGAGCGCCATTCCCCCGACCCCCAAGGGTTCCCGCACCCTACGGCGGCGCTTCCCGTTGCCGGACGGTGGCAGCGTCACCCTAACCATGTCGGACGAGGCGACCATCGGCACGGCCCCGCAGGCGCGGTACCGGCTGACGCACCACCCCAAGGACGTGCGGCACGGGAAGGTCATCTTCGAAGGGTCGGTCGCGCGCGAGCCCGACCCCGAGGACACGGCCGTGTCGCTGCTCCGGGGCCTGACGGTGCAGCCCGGGGAGGCGGGGGACGACCGGCTGGGGTCCTACTCGCCGGCCCAGCTCGACTGGTGCATGCATTACGCGCACGACCTGCGCGCGGCCGTGGCGGCCCGCCTGGGCTGGAGCGACGCGAGCGAGGCGACCATCCGGGCGGAGCTGGACGTGGTGTCCGAAGTCCGCGCGGAGCTGCGCGCGGGCGCACGGTACCGGCTGCGGCTGGGCGTCGTCGAGGTGTCGGCCCACACCCAGCGCGAGGCCAAGGCTACCCTGGCTGCGGCTATCGGCGCGCAGTGCGCCACCACCCCCGCCGTGCGCGTCGGCTCGACCACCTCCGACGTGTACGTGATGTACCCGCTTGGGCTGGAGTACGTCGTGCAGCTGGTCCACCCGCGCCGGCCCGAGCAACCGCTGGGCGTGGCGGCCCGCTACCGGGCGGCGAGTCTGCCCGAGGCCCTGTCCACGCTGGAGGACACGGTACGTCGGCGCGAGCAGGCCGCGGTACGCGCGCGCAGCGGCGCGACCCCACCCCCGGCCACGGCCCTGGCTCCGAAGCCGAGCAAGCGGCCCACGGCTCGGGCGGCGACCCCGAGCGGACGCCCGCGCGTGTCGGCGGCTGGGCGGGTGGCGTAGTGCAGTGGCGGCGTGTGTCCTCCGATGAGTGGGAGGCCCGCTACGGCAGTTTCATCTGTCGGCTGCTGCGCGATTCGGTGGACCGGCGCTGGCGCGTCCTGTACGAGTGCCACGTACAAACGCGGCTGCCGGTCACGCTGAAGGCCCTGCCCGAGGCCATCCGCATTGGCGCGCGCGTCGCGCGGCTCGAACTGAATGCGGCCCTGCAGGCGCTCGACACCGAACCCATCAGCGACCCGTCGCGACACCCGCACGAGTGGTAGTGGGCTGACGAGCCCCGGGGGCGGCGCGGCCCCCGGGCATGGCCCCGAAGCCCTCTGCCCATTCCCGCCCCACCCTACTGGCCCTGGCTGCGCTGCTGCTCGGCGCGTGTGCCGTGCCGACGCCGCCCGTGCTGCGGCGCCCCGACTCCGCGCCCGGCGTGCCCGAGTCGGTCCTGAACTCGGTCATCGTATACGGCAGCGCGAACGCCATGTGCAGCGCCGTGGTCGTGGGTCCGCACCAGGTCATGACCGCGCGACACTGTGTCGAGGCCGTGGGCGACGACCCGGCCGCGTACACCGTGGCCTTGGACGGCACCCTGCGACTGCCCGAGTCGGTCGAGGTGTCGCCGTTCGAGGACATGGCGCTGCTGACCACCGGCGAGCCGGCGTTCGCGCGCTGGGCTGAGCTGGGCCAGGCTGAGCTGCCGGCGGGCGTGGAGGGCTGGGTGGCTGGCTACGGCTGCCCGCTCGGCTCCGGCGTGTTCGAGCTGGCCGTGCGGCCCGTGCACTATGTGCGTCGTCAGGCGTCCCTAGAGCCGGACTTGCTCATCGAGGACAAGTGGCGCGGGCGCATCTGCCACGGCGACAGCGGCGGCGGCACGTTCGACGACGCGGGCCTGCTGGTCGGCATCAACTACGCCATGGGCACGGGCGAGTTTAACAGCGGCATGATGTACACGGTGCCGCCCCGCCTCGGACTCGAGCCCAGTCCGTAGGGGCCACCCATGGCCACCAAGCGCCGAGTAGTCACGTCGGCCGCACCCGCGGCTCCCGGCGGGCCCACCCTGGACCCCGTGCTGCAGGCCGCGCGCGAGGCGGTGGCCGAGGAAATCGTCCGCCGGCAGCGCCTGCCGCGCGCCATCGCGTCGCTCGAGGCGAGCCTGTTCCCGAAGCAGCGCGCGTTCGTCGAGAGCAAGGCCAAGCGCGTGGTGGCCAACAGTGGTCGCCGGTCCGGCAAGACGTTCGGGCTGGGCGCGCGCATCCTGCGGGTCGCGGAGCGGTACCCCAACACCACCATTCCCGTGTTCGAGCGGACCCAGACGTGCGAAGCCGCGCGCGTGCTGTGGAAGACGCTGCAGGAGCTGGACGCCAAGTTCAACCTCGGGGCGACCTTCCACCATTCCCGCTTCATCATGCGGCTGGCCAACGGCGCCGAGGTCGTGCTCATGTCGGCCGACACGCTCGAGGCGTGCGACAAGGCGCGCGGCGGTCGCTACCCCGCGGCGTTCGTCGACGAGGCCGGCACCCTGCGCAGCCACGTGCTCGAGTACCTGGTCACGGACGTGCTGGAGGCGGCCCTGCTCGACTACCAGGGCTCGCTGACCATCACGGGCACCCCGACCCCGCGCCGGCAGGGCACGTTCTTCGAGCTGTGCAACAACGCCGAGTGGGACCGACACTGCTGGGACTTCCGCGATAACCCCACGATTCCCCTTGAGGTGCCGCCCGCGCAGCGTGCAGCCGCCAACCTGGAGTACTTCGCGGCGTACCTGGCCCGCCACGGGTTTACGGAGCAGTCGCCCCGAGTCCAGCGGGAATGGTTTGGCCAGTGGGTCGACGACAACACGAGCCTAGTCTACCGGCTGGGCGGGCACAACTACCGGCCGGACAGCGTGGGGGAACCCCCCGATTTCCGTGCACCGGGGTGGTACTTCACGGTCGGCATGGACGTGGGCTGGAACGACCCGTGCGCGTTCGTGGTGGTTGCCTGGCGCAGGGACCAACCGGAAATGTGGGTGGTCGAGTCGTTCGAGTACCCGGAGCTGCTGCCCGACCAGGTGGCCGCGCATCTGGAACGCCTGCGCCTGCGGTACCCGAGCTGCGGCATCGTCATGGATGCGGGCGGGCACGGCGGCAAAATCATCGAGCAGTCGCTGGCGCAGCGCTACGGCATCCGCGCGGTGGCGGCCAAGAAGCGCGGCAAGTTCGACCACATCGCGTTCCTGAACAGCGACTTGGCCAGCGGGCGGCTGAAGCTGCTGCTGACCACCAACCGGGAACTCATCGCGGACCTGCTCACGCTGCGGTACGCGCCGCCATCGGCGGACGGGCTCGTGCCCGACGAGGAGCACCCCGGCGACGACAACCACCTGCCCGACGCGATGCTCTACGCGTGCACGTACATCACGGGTGTGCGTCGCGGGTTCGGCGAGGCGGCGGCCCCGGAGCGCGGCAGCGCGGCGTGGGCGCGCGCGTACGAGGAACGGCTGCTCGAGGCCGACGCGAAACGGCACAGCCCCGGCCCCCAGGAACGCAGCACGTCCGAGGCGGCCGAGGCCATGCTGGGCTGGAACTAGGGTACGCCGGCCGGCAGCTCGCCGGTCATCGCCCAGTGCGCGGCGTGCACGAGTGACGGGAAGTCGTTTGGGTGTCGTCCCTCGGGGTCTCCAAATATGTTGACGCGGGTCACGTGCCCGTCCGCGGTGGACACGTAGTGTGCCATACCCGCAAACCCGTGTGGGTTCTCGAACGTCCAATGCCCAGCGCGTAACTCCCGCCAACCCATGGCCAGGAGCATTCCCGCCTCGACGGAGTCAACGTCCCGGGCACCGTCGGTAGGGAGCCCGTAGGTGCGGACAGTGTCGTTCTTTAGTACAGCCACAATGCGGCCCGAGGTCGTACGGATGTAGCGCTCCACCTGGTTCTTCAGGCATGGTTCGGTCTGCTCCCAGCCCGGCGGCACGAGCCCGCCCGGCAGGCTGCACGGGAACCGGCGCACTCCAGGCTGCGCATCGTTCCACGACTCACGCCGCGCGTGCGGCGGTAGGCAGCTACACACGCTGTACCCGCAGCCGCGACAGGCGCGGTCGTCTACCTCGCGCAACGCCGTCCCACCAACCACTGTCCGAAGCGCCGCCGGCTCGTCGTGCTTCCAGTCGTGCGAGGCCCGACGCCGCATCAGGGCCTTGACTGGGTCGTGGTGGCTCATGAGCGACCCGCCTTGCGCTTCGGCGGCTCGACCAGTCGGGTGTCCAGGCCGTGCGCCTTCGCCACCTGATAGAGCCGCGCCCGGAACTTGTCGGTGATGGCGTCGTCGTGCGCGTTCAGCAGCTCCTCGACCAACGGACTCAGCCCGAGGTTCTTATTCTCCAGCGCATCGCGCAGCGTGTTGTTGCCGAAGTCGTTCACCCGCACGGACTTCGGGAACAGGCACGCCACGGCGCAGCGCTTGCCGTTGCTCATTTCGTTGACGCACATGCCTGCTTCGTATGCTCGCGCCCGCTGGCGCTTCAGGTGCCGCGCCACGCGGTCGAACGCCTGCTGCTTGGTCAACTTCGGGGTCAGCTTCAACAACTCCTCGTACGTCACGTCGCTACCTCCCGGAGCAACGCCGAGTCGGCGCCGCCCACTGCCGTTCCGCCACCATGCCCACCCACCGTCCACACGACGATGGGTCTCACCTGTGTAACACCAGTCCAGCGCATGCGCAAGACGCGAAGGCCATAATCGTGCACGGCGTAGTGCGCCGCCTCGGCCACGCGTTCGATGAAGCCCTCGCTTGGGATTTCCGCCCAGTCCGACGCGAGCACCGCGTGCGCCAGCTCGCCGCTGCAGGCGTCGTGCAGCACTTCCTTGGCGTCGTGGCACGCCGTCTGGAAGCGTTCAACGTCCGCCACTTCCCACACCACCACGGCGCTGGCCGCTACGTTGTAGCCGTCGCGCGTCACGAGCGGCAGCGGCCCAATGTCCGTGCTGCGCGGTAGGACGTCCACGTGCCACACCGTGTCGATGACGGGCACGGTGAGGTACCACCCAGGCTCGAGCACCCGCAGCAGCTGCCCGCCCCGCACATGGATGGCGCCCTGCCACGGGTTGACGATGGTCCAGAACAGGCAGGACTTCAGGAACTCGACGAACGCGGGAAGTAGCTCGCTCATGGATGCCCGCAGCTGCCGAGGTGATACAGGATGGGCAGCGTGACCCACAGCACGAGCAGGGCGAGCAGCCACAGCGGCGTCTCGCCCGCCTGGGAGCGGCCCTCCTTGGCCTTGCGCAGCGCCTCGCGCCGGCCCATGGCCGCGAGCGCGACCACGGTCACGTCGCGCTTGCTTAGCAACCCCTTGTCGCGCATGCGCCGAGCCTGCTGCTCGAGGCCGTACGACAGCGCGACCTCGGCGTGCGGACCCTTGTACGCCTCACCCTTGCGGTGGCGCAGGAGGGCGGCCAGCACGCGCCCGAGCAGCCGTGCGTTGGACTGCTCGCGCCGCAACGCGAACCGGGCACGCTTGGTGCCGAGCGGTTCGACCAGGAGCTGGCGGCCTCGTTCACCGGGCAGCCCCGGCCGGCGGAGTCGGATGCGGCGGGTCACGCCAGGTCTCCCGCGTGCTTCGGCAGGCGCAGCTTGGGGAGGCGCTTACGAATCTGGTGCGCAGTCAAGCTGTAGTGGTCCTCGGCTGCCAGGAGCTGAGCGGCCCGCGAGTTGGGCGGGAACGAGACACCCGACGTGTGAATGTAGACGCTGCTGACCAGCCAGCGCATCCAGTCGGCTCGGTGGGTGCCCAACCACCACTCGGACATGGACTTGGCTCCGACCGCAAGTCTACCTTCGTAGCAAGCGCCGAGGCGCCCGAGCAGGCGCTGGAACCGCGTGTTCGGGAAGTAGCCGAGCAACTCACCGTAGGGGTGTTCGTCGCTCCACCACTTCAGCTCCAACACCTCGGCCACGGCGTCATCCTTCGGCCGCTGCTGTGTGCACACCCGCTTGGCCCGGGCCCGAAACTTACGCTCGAACGAAGACATCTCACGCACCTCACCCATCACGCACCTCCTCACGCCCGCCTCGGGGCGAACTCCTCGAATGCCGAACGTCACACCCACCGCCACGTTCGTCCATGAACAATGGGGTACACCGTGTTGTGTGTCAAACCAAGGTGTCGCGCAATCGTGTTGACTTTGTGGCCCAACACGCTGAGCGTTCGTGCGATGCACACCTGGTCCAACGAAGCAACCACCTTGGCGTCGCGCCAGCGCAGCTGCATATCCTTCAGGTTTTGGGCTTGAGTACCCAACCGTAAGTGTGCGGGGTTGCAGCAGCGGCGGTAGTCGCAGGTGTGCCGGACCACCATGCCGTGGTGCCCGGTACCAGCGGGAATGGGTCCGACCGCCAGTTGGTACGCGAGCCGGTGGGTGGCTAGCTGCCGGCGGCCGTAGCGAATCTGCCCGTATCCATCGCGGCGAACGCTGAGCTTCCAAGGCCAGCACTCATCTGGGCCGCGCCGTTCGACGTGGGACCAGAAGCGGTCAGCGAGGTCCACGCACACGCTCCGGAGCAAACTCGGCGAACCCAAGGTATGGGCAGAAAAACCATTCATCCGCGAGTGAGCGCACGGGTTCGTCCCGCTCCAGCATGCGGCGCCAGTCCGGCGTCTCACGCGTGTGCGTCAGCCGCTCGACGTGCGGGTCCTGCCCGCCGATGAACGTCCGCAGCAGCACCTCGCTGAACCCCAGGTGCACCGACGCGCTGTTCCGCATGCTGCGCCGCACATACAGGTAATGCAGCACGGGGCCCATGTTCGTGTGCTCGCCGCACAGCCAGCCGTAGCAGAAGTTGGTGTCCGCCGGGTTGGTCGCGAACAGCCACACCATGCCCGGGTCCGCCCAGTACCGCTCGATGAGCGCGTGCTCGTAGGTCGTGTACACGCGCCGGTCGACGCGGCTCACCATCGGGCCGCGCTCGGCGGACATGAGCCAGTTGTTCGTTATCATTGGCACGAACGCGGGTCGGCGTCCGACCATTGCGACCGTTGGTACGGGGTGTTCGGCGGGCATGGCCTAGCCCTCCTCGTTGAGCATCGCACGCAGCAGCCGCGGGTCGCCGAGCAGCGCTTCGAGCTGGGCTCGGTCGAGCTTGTCGAGCTTGCCCTTCTCGCGCATGCTCGCGTTGACCGCCTGCTCGAGTTCGAGCGCCGTCTTCGCCGTGCGGGCCAGCGACTCGAGGAGTCGGATGTCCGCCGGGCTCAGGCTGTGGCGGCGCAGCTTCAGCGAGTCGAGCCCGCCCTGGAGCAGGCTGCGGATGTCGCCGAGCTGTGCCGCGATGGGCGGGATGACCTGCACGGTGGGGAGCGACCCCCGAAACTCCTGGCCCGCCTCGGACGGGTTCGGCGCAGGACCCCCGGACAGGTCCTCCACCATTTCCGCTTCCGGCTCGGCCAGGCCCTGCTTGGTCGCCATGTAGTGGCTGCCCTCGTCGGAGCCGCCGAAACCCTCGGGGTCGCCCGTCATTCGCCCAGCTCCGCGTCCGACGGGTGGGTCTCCAGATTGGACTCGAGCCAGCACGCCGCGGCCCACAGCCCGAGGTAGCCCAGGGTGCCCTCCCACCCCCACGCCACGCCCGCGCCGGCCGCGCCCACGGCGAACGCGCCGAGCACGAGCAGGCCGGGAAGTAACTCGCGAGCCTTGGCCGCCTGCGACTTCGACATCGGTTTCAGACCCTTCATGCCTACCTCCTCCACGGGCTCGCTGCCGTGCCCTCGCTCGACTTCAGGTACCCCGCCGGCTCGAACCCTTCGGCCAGCATCGCCTCGGCCCACAGGCTGCGCGGCTGCTCGCCC